TATTATTTTAGATTTAATACATAAAGTTGATAAAGATAAAAAAGTAAAATATATATGGTTTAATACAGGATTAGAATACCAAGCAACAAAAGACCATTTAAAATATTTAGAAGAAAAATATAATATTGAGATTATAAGAGAAAGGGCAATCAAGCCTATACCGTTGACGTGTAAAGAATACGGCGAGCCGTTTGTATCAAAATTTGCAAGTGATATGATTAGTAGATTGCAAAAGCATAATTTTAAATGGGAAGATAAACCTTATGATGAATTAATAAAAGAATACCCTAATTGTAAGGGTGGCGTGGCGTGGTGGTGCAACGCTAGAGATGTAATGAGTTATGGATTTTCACAGTTTAATATTAATTACAATAAATATTTAAAAGAATTTTTACTTAAAAATCCACCTTATTTTAAAATATCGTCTAAATGTTGCAAATATGCTAAAAAAGATGTATCTAAAATGCTTGTTAAAAAATATGATGTTGATTTAATGATAATAGGCGTTAGAAAGGCAGAGGGCGGTATTCGTAGTGCTTCTTATAAAACTTGTTTTTCAATAAATGAAGATAATACAGATAATTACAGACCTATATTTTGGTATAAAGACGGTAATAAAATAAATTACGAAAGAAAATTTGATATAAAACACAGTGATTGCTACACAAAATACGGATTTAAAAGGACAGGTTGTTGTTGTTGTCCTTATGGTAGAGAATTAGAACACGAATTAGAAATAACACAGATGTTTGAGCCAAATTTATATAAAGCGGTAAACAATGTATTTAAAAATAGTTATGAATATACTAGAAAATATCGTGAATTTGTTAAAATAATGAAAGCAAAAGAAGAATTAGAAAAAGAAAAAGCAGACGGTCAAATGAATATTTATGATTTTATAGGTGATGAAATATGATTGAATTTAGGACAAAAAAGCCCGAATTTAAGTTTTTAAGAAATGGTAATATAGAATTATCGTTTGAGTGTGATAAATCAATTTTAAAGCAATTAGACAATTTAAAAGACGATAAAGAGTTGACGGTGCAGGTTAAAGAATACAGGCAAAAAAGAAGTTTATCGCAAAACGCCTATATGTGGGTGCTATTAGATGAAATAGGAAAAGCAATTAATAGAAGCAAAGAAGATATTTACAAAGAGTTAGTAAAAGATTATGGCGTTTTTGAAATTTTACCATTAAAAGATGAAGCAGTAAAAAGATTTAATTATAATTGGTCTAAAAATGGTATAGGTTGGTTTACAGAGGTATTAGGAAAGAGCAAATTAAAAGGCTATACAAATTTAATTGCTTATTATGGGTCAAGCACTTATGATACAAAAGAAATGACAAGATTACTTGAAGCAGTTATAAGCGAATGTGAAGAATTAGGAATTCAAACAATGACTTTAAGCGAAATGATGTTATTACAAAATGACAATGGGGGTTAGTATGAAAGATGAATTAGTCGAATGTGCTTTCAATCAACAAGCTAAAAGGTCAAATTGTGTTGCATACTGTGAAAATCATAAATGCTATTTAACTATATTACATTTAAAAAATATGAAATGTTTACAGAAACAATGCAATTATTTAAGAAAAGAAACTACACATAAATTTTGGCTTGAACGAGAAGAAAAAAAGAAAAAGAAAAGAGCAAATAAAAATGTATGATGAAAAAGATTATTTAAAATATCTAATAGACAAAGTAGAAGAAAATCATAATGAAAATAATTTTCTTGAAGAAAAAATTTATCAGGATTGTTTAGATAAATTTAGATTGATGTTAAAGAATAAAAGACAATTAAATTATTATAAAAGAGGTAGAAGATGAGTAAAGAATTAGAAGAAATTAAAACATTAAGAGGTTTTAATCAAGTTGAATTAAATAATGATAAAAATATAAATAAATCACTTGATGTTATTGAACAAGCCTTACTAAAAGCAGATAAAAATAAAAAGATTATAGATGAATTAAAAACGCTTGTTAAATATGCAGATTTGGGTAAACAAAAAATTATTAGTTTAGCAGTTTTAAAAAACGCATTAAAAGAGGTTTTATAAAATGAGTAAAATAGAAGCATTAAAAGAATTAAAACATTGGAAAGAAACAAATAATGAAAATGGTGTTGTATGGCTTCCTTTATTTGCAGTTGAAAATATTGAAGAAGCATTGGAGGAATTAGAACAGATTAAGGAAACAAAACCTAGTGAAGCGATGAAGTGTTTGCATACAATAGCATTTAATCTTTCGTTTATAATAGGTGTTAATTTTGAAAATGAAATTGAAACTATTAAACAAGCATTATTAAAGGCACAAGAGCAAGAAAAGGTATTAAATGTTATTAAAGGAAAAATAATTTGGAATGAAAATGATAAATTAATGTGTGGTAGATATGCCGACACTGAAATAGAACTTGAAGAAGAAGATTTTGAAAATAAAGAAGAATTTAATACATTAAGAGGTATGTTAGATGACTAAATATAAATTGCCTTTACATATTAAAAATTATGTTAAATGTGAATTGTATAATTTTAATAAAAATAAAGTATTATTAAAAGACTTGCAGAAGCAAAAAGAAAATGAAATTAATACAAGAACATTGTTGATTGCTACACAAAAAATAAATATGATTGAAAATGTTGTAAATAGATTATCAAAAGAAGAAAAAGAATTAATAGAAATTATATTTTTCAATAAAACAAATCAAGTCAAAGCAGAAGCATATTATTACATATCTAAAGACGCTTATTATAATATGATGAATAAAATGTTATATTTAACGGCAATCGAATTTAATTTAATCTAAAAAAAATCCGAAATTTTAACATAGTTAAAGATTTATAATTAAAATAGAGGTGATTAATTATGAATAATCGTTTATATGACATTTTAAAATGGATTTCTGTAATAGTTATACCTGCGTTAGTTTGCTTAATTAATACATTAGGTCAAACGTGGGGTTGGCAATACACAAAAGAAATAACAATAACTATTGGTGCAATCGGTGTTTTCATTGGTGCAGTAATTCAAGTATCAAGTGCGAAATATAATAAGAGCCAAGAAGTAAAAGAAGATGAAAATAATAATAATAACAATAATTAGTGTATTTGTTTTATTTCTTATATTAGCATTTTATGGTGCATTAAAAATAAGTAGTAAAATATCAAGAGAAGAAGAACAGGATTAAATATATTAAGACATAAATTGAAGCGTCTTAAAATCGAATTTAAGAGGTGGCAATAAATGGCAATAATGAAATCTTGTAGCCGTTGCGGGAAAATTCACGCATACAATTATAAATGCTATGTCGGTAAAGTATATAAAAAAAATAGTATAGATAATTTAAGGTCAAGCTATGCGTGGACGCAAAAGGCGGAAGAAATAAAAAGAGCAAGTAATTATTTATGTGCTATATGTTTACAAGAGGGGATTTATAATTATCAAGAATTAGAAACACATCACATTGTTAAATTACAGGTAGACCCTGAAAAGCTATTAGATAATTATAATTTAATATGTTTATGCAAATATCATCACAGAAAAGCAGATGACGGGGAAATAGACCAAGATTTATTATTGAGGTTAGCAAAAGAAAGGGAAGATAAACAATGAGTGATAAAGAAATATTAGCTTTAATAAAAGAGAAACGTTATAACGCTTATTGCGATTATGAATATAATATAGGACTTAATATGAGAGATAATAACAGGCAATCATATAATGCAAGAAAAGAAACTATTAAAGGGCTAGTAAATCAAATTAATGTTTATGATGATTTAATTATTATTATAGAAAATCAAATTGCAAGAGAGGGGAAAAGTAAATAATGGAATTAAAAGACACAATATCATTAATGACAAGTGCAGACTATAAAGAAAGATTTATAGCGGAATATTTACAGGTAAAGATAAGATACAACAAATTATTAAATATGCTTATGAAATGGGACAAAGGCGAATTAGATTTTAAACCTAGTGTGCCAAGAATGTATTATAATAAACAAATTGTATCAATGAATGATTATATTAAGGTATTAGAAGATAGAGCCAAGATTGAAAAGATAGATTTATCAAAATACACAATCTAAAAAAACAAAATCTAGTAATCTAACGTCTAACAGTAAAAATCCCCCCCTATGTTTTGGAAGAAAAAAACAAAAAGCGAACAAGACAAACCGCCCACATTCGAATACAAAAAACATTAATTTTTAAAGTTTTTTTGGAAAAAGTCGATAAAACGTTCAAATTTCAACGAAAAATGCAGTAAAAAGGCTAAAAAATAGCTTAAAATTAAAAAGGGGACAAATTGAGGTGTTTATATGACTAATAGAAAATTAAAAATTGAATATATACCTATTAATGATTTAAGACCTTACGAGAATAACGCAAAGATACATACACAGGAACAAATAGAACAAATCAAACAATCAATTCAAGAATTCGGAATGAATGACCCAATAGCATTATGGAAAGATAACATAATTATTGAGGGTCACGGTCGATTGCTTGCGTGTCAATCTTTAGGAATAAAAGAAGTCCCTATTATTAGATTAGATGATTTAACAGATGATGAACGCAAAGCCTACACTCTTATTCATAACAAGCTAACAATGAATACAGATTTCGATATTGATATTTTAAATGCCGAATTAGAAGCAATAGAAATTGATATGTCGGATTTTGGTTTTGATATAGGGACATTAGATGATTTAGAAAATGAAGATTTTGAAGATGACGGTTATTATGGGGACGAAAGGGAAAGAACGAACAGAGCTTATAATCTTGATTTAATCGAAAATCTTACAAATGACTTTTGGCAAATGCCTATTATTGAAAATGATGATTTCATACCAAGCGATTTAATAGGCTTTAATTATGCCAAGTCAAGTGATAATAAAAATTGTGGAATTCACTTTTACGTTGACGATTACCAATTCGAACGTATATGGAATTACCCTGAAAAGTATATTGAAGTATTAAGAGAATATGAATGTATATTAAGCCCTGATTTTAGTTTATATCTTGATATGCCTATGCCTATGAAGATATGGAACATTTACAGGTCAAGATTAGTCGGACAATATTTTCAATCAAATGGAATTAAAGTTATACCGACAATTTCGTGGGCGGAAAAAGAAACATTTAGTTTTTGCTTTAAGGGAATACCTAAAGGCTCAATAGTAAGCATTTCAACAATAGGTGTTAAACAAGACCAAAACGCTTTACAAATATGGCGTGACGGGGTAGATGAAATGATTAAACAAATAGAGCCGAAAGCAATTTTAATTTATGGTGGCAAGTTAGAATATGACTTTAAAGATATAAAAGTTTATTATTATGACAATAAGGTCACTGAAAATTGGCAGAAAGGGGGCGAAGAATAATGAAATATTATTGTGGTGGACGTGGTAGTAGTTCGTCAAGCGGTGGCGGTTTTGGTCGTGGTGGCGGATTAAATCCTAACAATATTGTGTCAACAACATCACTTATTTCGGGAAGAAATGGCGGTTATAGGGACGAAGTCGACCAAGTTTTAACAGTAGCAAGAGATATACAAGAGCAATACGGCGTAAATTTGGATTATGACATCGCTACATTAAAAGGAAAAGACGCACAGGGAACATTAGGTTATTATGACGGTAGCAATCTTGCTATAAATAAAAATTATCTTAATGTTGATAAGATGAATAAAACTTATGACGCAAGCGTTGAAAGTGGTTATCACCCTAGCAGAGGTAATAAGTCAGGTTTAGAAGCCGTGACATCTCACGAAATGGGTCATAAATTGACAGACGAAATCGGTAAAAAAATGGGTTTAGGAAGTTGGCAATTAGAAAAAGCGTCAGATAGTATATTAAAGCAAGCAACTACTAAAGCAGGTTATAAGAAAAATGAAACCTTTAAATTAGCAAGTAAAATAAGCGGTTATGCAAAGTCAAGTAAAGCCGAAGCGTTAGCCGAAGCCTTTGCAGATGTTTATTGCAACGGTAGTAAAGCAAGCAAAGAAAGTAAAGCAGTAGTTGATGTTATGAATTCTTATTTTAAGAAATAATGAAAGGGGAAAATTAAAATGGCAAAGAAAATTAATTATAGCGAGCCAAAAGATTACATACCAAAGGAATTAAGAAAAAAATACGGTTTAGGCGAATTCGCTAACGAAGAAACACAAGACAAAAATAAAGAACAAAAAAATAAAGAAAACGAAGAATTAAGAAAAGTTTTCAAAGGTAAGTAATTTATATAGGCGTGGATTTAAAACACGCCTTTTGTGTAGTATGCCAAATAAGAAAATGAAATGAAAATAAATGAGGTGATAAAATGGCTAAATTAAGTTTACAAGAGCAGGCAACAGAGATTTTAAAGATTGCGGAAGAAAGCGGTGTGTCAAATAACTTTTTCTTTGTGACAACATTTAAACGTTATCAAGTTCAATTAAAGATGTTAAGTGAATTAGAAAAGAATATGAATGAGGACGGAATGTTAGTCACTAAAGAATATGTGAAAGGAAGAAAGAATTTATATTCATCACCCGCAGTAAAAGATTACAATTCAACAACAGATAGTGCTAACAGAACGGTTGCAACATTAATGAAAATTATTAAAGGTTTTGATAATACAGGCTCACAAGATAATGACGACCCTTTAATGATGATGATTAATGGTGGCGATAATGAATGATTAAAGCATACGAATATTGTTTAAATAGTATTGATAAAGAAACTACCCCTAAATACGTTAAATTGCAAATGCAAGAATTTATAAATGTATATGAGGGTAAGAACGAAAAATATATAATAAGTAAAGATAAAGTAAAGCAATTAGAAAACATCTTAAAAATTCTTATAATGCCAAAAGGATTAAAAGCAGGTCAAACACTTTATAATTGCACGACGGGGTATCAATGGTTATTCTATACGGCGATTTTATGCACTGTTTATAAAGACAATCCACAGAAGCGAAGATATGAAACAGGTATATTAGAAATATGCAGAAAGAATTTTAAGACTTACACGATTGCTACACTGTTTATTATTTTATTTTTAAGTGAGCCACAATTTAGTAAGTTTTATAGTGTTGCACCTGACGGTAGTTTATCGAAAGAAATTAAAGGGGCAATAGAAGAAACAATTAAGTCAAGCCCTTTAGTTTATGAATATAAAGATACTAAAAGATTTAGGATTACAAGAGATTATATTAGATTTAATCCAAAAGAAAGTTTATATACGCCGTTAGCATTTTCAATAAGTCGTATGGACGGTAAATTGCCTGCCGTATTTTGTGCGGACGAAGTAGGGGCGTTAAATACTAATTACCCTATTGAAGCTATGCGAAGCGGTCAATTAAACATCTTAAATAAATTAGGTTTTATTATTTCGACTAAATACCCGACAATAGATAATCCATTTGAAGATGAAGTAAGTTATAGCAAAAAGGTATTAGACGGAATTCTTGAAGATGATACAAGATTTTCATTGTTGTATGAGCCTGACAATCCTAAAAATTGGGAAAGCGACGATTTAGTATTACAACAATCAAACCCTGTGGCACTTGAAATACCTGAAATATGGGAAGATTTATTAAAGAAAAGAGCTTATGCAATAGCAGTTGAAAGTGCAAGAGAAAATTTCGTCACTAAACACTGTAATATTATTTATCAAGGAACAGGAACAGAAAGTTATGTTGATGTCGCAGACGTTCAAAAGTGTAAAGTCACAAATATTGATTGGAACGGTCGAGTTGTTTATTTAGGTTTAGACTTATCGGAAAGCAACGACAACACAAGTGTATCAATGGTTAGTGCAGATGATGACAATAATATTTTAGCCGAAAGTGTAGCATTTATACCTGACGGAAGAATAGACGAAAAGAACGCTTTTGAAAAAATTGATTATCGAGAATTCATAAGAACAATGAAATGTATCGCTTGCGGTGATAGAGTAATTGATTATGCAGTAGTTGAAGATTTTATATTAAATATAGAAGCTAAATATGGCGTTCAAGTGCAGGCAATAGGCTATGACCGTTATAACGCATTGTCAACGGCTCAAAAGTTAGAAAGAGCAGGTTATAATATGGTGGAAGTAAGGCAACATTCAAGCGTCTTACACCCGCCGACAAAGTTATTAAAAGAATATATTTTAAATGGCAAGTTTGCATATACAGAAAATAAATTATTAGAAATTAATTTTCAAAATGCACGTTGCACTTATGACACAAATAAAAATTTATATGTGACTAAAAAGAAATCTAAAGGAAAAGTTGATATGGTTGTATCGCTTATCAATGCAATATATTTATTACAACAAGATGTATTGTTAAATCAAATGGATTTCGTAGTTCAAGTATTATAGACAAGTTTAGGATTGTCTTTTTATGAAAAAATATACGAATTTTTAAATATTATTACATTGTATAATGTAAGTGTAGTATGAGGGGGTGCGGGAATTGGGCTTATTCAATAGAATATTTAAAAAGCGTGATACAAATACAAATGTCACACCGCCTATTGATGATGTCTTATTACAAGCATTAATAAATGGTGAAACTATTACACGTGAAAAAGCTATGACATTACCCGCCGTTGCGGGTGCAGTTGATTTTATTTCAAATATGATAGCTTGTATGCCTGTAAAATTATACAAATATAAACAGGGTAAAGTTGAAGAAGTAGAGGACGACACAAGAGTTAAATTATTAAATAATGATACGGGCGATACTTTAGACGCTTTTCAGTTTAAAAAAGCTATGGTAGAGGATTATTTAATGGGTAAAGGTGGTTATGCTTTTATCAGAAAAAATCGAAATGAAGTCACAGGTTTATTTTATGTTGAAAATATATATATAAGTTTTCTTAAAAATTATAAACCGATATTTAAAGATTACACGATTTTAGTTGAGGGTCAACAATATTACCCGTTTGAATTCATTAAGCTATTAAGAAAGACACAAGACGGTGCAGAGGGTATTGGCTTATGTGATGAATTATCAAAGGCTTTAGAAACGGCGTATCAAACTTTATTATATCAATTAGGATTAGTAAAAAGCGGTGGAAACAAAAAAGGCTTTTTAAAAGCACAAAGAAAATTAGGTAAAGAAGAAATAGAAGAATTAAAAAAAGCGTGGAAAAATCTTTATGCTAACAATGAAACAAATACCATTGTATTAAATAACGGATTAGAATTTCAAGAAGCGTCAAATAGTAGTGTAGAAATGCAGTTGAACGAAAGCAAGCATACATTACAAGAAGAAATAAATAATATATTTCATATTCAAGCAGATTTTTACGAAACATTTAAACAAGCAATATACCCTATTGTAAAGGCGTTCGAAACGGCTTTAAATCGTGATTTATTACTTGAAAAAGAAAAGAAAAATTATTTCTTTACATTTGATGTAAAAGAAATTATCAAAGCAAATATTACAGAACGTTATCAGGCTTATAAATTAGCAAAAGAAGTTGGATTGATGACAATTAATGAAATGAGAAAAGAAGAAAATATGAATTTCATTGAGGGATTAGATGTTATCAATGTTGGATTAGGTGCAGTATTATATGATACTAATAAGCACGAATATTATGTGCCTAATAAAAATGAAACATCAGGCGACCAAGAAGCAATCCAAAAAGTTTTAGTTGATAAAGAATTAGATACAGAATTCGAGCAATCAGGAAATCAAAGTTTATGAGGGGGTGAATATATGAATATTTTAATTAGAAGCGACCACGTCGAAATTTCGGGCTATGTAAACGCCGTAGAACGTCCTAGTAAAGTATTACACGATAGGTCAGGCGATTTCATAGAAACAATGAAAGAGGGTGCATTTAAAAAGGCACTAGCAAGAAATGACAATGTAAGAGTTTTATTAAATCACGATAGAAAACGTGATTTAGGCGGAACAAAAGACGGAAACCTAGAATTAGAAGAAGATAATATAGGTTTAAGAGCAAAAGCCAAAATCTATGATAAAGATGTTATAGATAAAGCTAGAAAAGGCGATTTAGTCGGTTGGTCTTTTGGATTTACAGATAGAGATGTTGATAAATCTTATGATGAAAAAGGTTTATTGCATAGAGCAGTAAAGGATTTAGATTTAGAAGAAGTATCAATATTAGATAGAACACGAACACCTGCATATAAAGGCACGTTGATAATGGCACGTGATGATAAAAATATTTTATTAGGTGAAGAAGTGGAATTTGAAAATGTAGCAATCCAAGAAGAAACACCAAAGGAAGAAACACCAAAGGTTGAAGAAAGACAAGAAGAACAAACAGAGCCTAAACAACAAGAAATTGTTGAAAAAAATATAGATTATTCTAAAGCAGAAGAAATTATAAAAGAGATTAGAGAATTGAAAGGGGAAAATTAATTATGAATGAAAAAGAATTAATCGAAAAGCAAAATGACCTTATGACAAGAGCAGATGAAATTTTTAATAAGGCAAAAGAAGAAACAAGAGAATTAACACCTGACGAAATGCAAGAATTAGCAGAAATCAGAGATGATATTAGAAGAATTAAGGAAGCATTAGGTTTAGATAGAGAATTTAAGGATTTAAAGAAAAATGCTTGTGATACTAAAAAGAGAAGTGTTGAAGATGAAGCACAAGAAGAAAATGACGTTAAGGCATTTGAAAATTATGTTCGTGGTTATGTTGTTCACGAAAGAGCAGGCGAATTAACAAAGGCAAATAATGGTGCAGTAATCCCTACTACTATTGTAAATAGAATTATCAAGAAAGTATATGATATTTGTCCTATTCTTGAAAAGTCAACTCATTACAATATTAAGGGTAATTTAGATTTACCATACTACCCTGCTTATGATGAAACATCAGAAACTACACCAAACATTACTGTTGCATACCAAACTGAATTTGTGGCTATGGCAAGCACAACAGGTAATTTTGGCTCAATCAATTTAACAGGCTTTTTAGCAGGTGCATTATCAAAGGTTTCACGTTCATTAATCAATAACGCACAATTTGATATTGTAGGATTTATCGTTGATGAAATGGCTTATCAAATTTCAAGATTTATTGAGGGTGAATTATTAAACGGAACAGTTGGAAAAGTCACAGGTTTATCAACTTTAACTAATACAATGACAAGTGCAGAAACAACAGGCTTCAATGGTGACGATTTAATCGACGTTCAAGCAAAAGTAAAAGATGTTTACCAAAAGGACGCAATTTGGATTATGTCAGTTGCAACTAGAACATCATTAAGAAAGTTAAAGGACGATATGGGACGTTATTTATTACAAGATGATATTTCATTACCATTTGGTAAATCTTTATTAGGTAAGCCTGTTTATGTATCAGATAATATGGCAAACGGCAAGATTTATTATGGCGATATGTCAGGTCTTGCAACAAAGATTTCAGAAGATATTAATATCGAAGTTTTAAGAGAAAAATTTGCAGACGAACACGCATACGGCGTAATTGGTTGGTTTGAATTTGATAGTAAAGTTCAAAACGAACAAAAGATTGCTTCTTTAACACTTAAAACTGAATAATATATTATTTGTTGTTTAGGCAAAATTCACCGAAAGGGGAATAATAATGAATAATATTACTAAAATTAGTGAAATCACTTATCGAGATGTAGCGGAATACATCAGATTAAGCGAAGTCACACAAGACGACCAAAACACTTTAACTAATCTAATAAATATTTCCATTGATTATATTTCTAAATATACAGGCGTAGCAGTTGAAAACCTAGATAATTATAATGATATGGTTATCGTGGTTTTCATTCTATGCCAAGATATGTGGGACAATAGAACAATGTATGTTGATAACACTAACTTAAACAAAGTTGTTGAAACTATATTAGGTATGCACCAAATTAATTTATTATGATTAATGCAGGTAAATACAAATATAAAATCTCTATCTATCAATTAGTAGAAACAAAAGATAGCGGGGGATTTCCTATTGTTAGTGAAAACTTAATATTAGAGCCTTACGCAAATGTTAAGACTACAAGAGGTTTTACATTAATTCAAAATGATAGTAATTTTGAAAAAGCCTATACTAACTTTACTATAAGATACTCACAAACTGTTGAAAATGCTTATTATAACGCTTTAAATTCAAATCGTGATATGATTATCATTTTTAGAAAAAAACGTTATAAAATTGAGTATTTAAACAATATAGATGAAGAATGTGTAGAGCTAGAATTACAAGCAAAGGAAATTTTGAAATAATGGCAAGATTTAAAATGGAATTGCCGACAGAATTAATCAATCAATTTAAAGCACTTTCGGACAATTCGGAACAAATGATTGAAGAAATGACGGAAGCAGGGGCAAAAGTAGTTTATGACAATGTTGTAAGCAATATGCAAAGCTCATTTAAGGACGCTAACAAATTAAGACCATACTTAAAGATTACAAGAACATATAAAACGCCAAGTGATGACGGTATTAATACTAAAGTCGGATTTTACGGTTATTATAAAGACAAGACATTTACAGTTCGCAACAAAAAGAATGGTGACATCTATTCTTATGTTGGCGTGCCTGTGCCTTTAATTGTAAGAGCAAGAGAATTCGGGTCAAGTAGTGGTGAAGCCAAGAAGCCGTTTTTTAGAAAATCATTTAATAAAAGTCAAATTGAAAGTGCTATGTTGCAAATTCAAAAAAAATATATTAAGGATTAAATATGAATGAATTAATAGAACAAATTTTTAAAGATTTTCAAGTCAATGGTGTAGCAATCCCTGTATCATTTTTAAGGTATGGTGGTAAATCAACAACTTACATTACATATATGGAATGGGACAAATCAAATTCATATAGTGGTGATGATGAAATATTAGGTTATGTATCATATTATGATTTTGATATATTTTCAAAAGGGAATTATTTAGCAATAGTTGAAGCGGTCAAAGAATTAATGAAAAATAATGGCTTTACGTGGCAACCGACACGAGATAGCCAAGATATGTTCGAAGATGATACAGGTTATTATCATAAGACATTATGTTTTGCAATAGAAAGGGGAAATGAATAATGGCAAAGATAGGTTTAAATAACTTTAGATATGGTATTTTAACAGAAGCACAAGACGGAACACCAAGTTATGGCGGTGCTTTAACACCTGCAAAAGCTATTTCTTGCAACGTGTCAGTAAATAACAATGACGCAACATTATATGCAGATGATAGTTTAGCAGAAAGTGATACATCATTCAATAATGGAACAGTGACTATTGGTATTGATAAAACAGACAATACAACAATGGCGAATTTATTAGGTCATACTGTAAATGAAAGCCAAGAATTAGTAAGAAAGACAACAGATGTAGCACCATACGTTGGTTTAGGTCGTATTATTACTGAAATGGTAAACAATGTTTTACAATATAGAGTTGAAATATTATTTAAGTGTAAATTTAGTGAGCCAAGCCAAGAAGATAACACTAAAGGTGAAAGTGTTGAATTCAATACTTTTGAATTAGAGGGAACAGTAAATGCTCTAGCAAATGGCGAATGGTCTAAATCTAAAACATTTACAACAAAAGCAGACGCAATCGCTTATTTAGAGGGCGTTTTTGCAGAACAATAATAATAAATACACATTAAGGGGTGGGGTTTAATCCCTTACCCCTAATTTTTATAAAAAGAAAGGAAAATATATTATGAGAAAATTTACAAAGAAAATTGAAGTTAAAGATATTACTAAAATGACAGATAATCAAATCAACAAATTAGAATGTGGCGATAAAGTAGTAAAGAATACTAACGGTCAATATCATTGTTATACTGTATCTTACAAACAAAACGGTGTAGGTATTTGTTTAACTTATACAGACGCTTCTGTTGTTGAAACAGTATCTTATGATTACACAGAGGGCGAATGGGTTTACAATTCAACAGATATTACACATATAGGACAAAATTAAAAAATTAGGGTGGTGAGTATATGAATTATAATTACACAATAGAAATAATAAGGGGTGATACTTGCCAAAAGAACGTATCAATTACAGGGGTGGAAACATCTTTAATAGATAGTGTATATTTTTCTTGCAGTGATTTAGAAATTGATAAAGCACTTACTTATGACAGTGCAATCGGTAAGTGGATTTTTAGATTAGAGCCAAACGAAACATCAATTTTAAAGAAAATAACAAGTGATTTTGATATAACAGTTAAATTTACAGATGATGACATTTCAACAGTAATATATCGTGGCACAATTAGGGTTTTACCAAAGAATAATAAAGTAGGTGATTTATCTAATGAATAATGATATTGAAATTAGAATTGATGATGATAGAAATATTGACGTTGATATGAGTAATGAATTAATTGAAAAGGTAGTCGTTCAAGCAGATTGGAACGAAAACAACCCTAACAATGAGGGTTATATTAAAAATAAGCCTAATTTATCAAATGTAGCAACAAGTGGTGATTATGAAGATTTATCTAATAAGCCTACTATACCGACAAAAACAAGCGATTTAACAAACGATAGTGATTTTGTCGATAGTAATTACGTAAATGGTAAAATAGACGATTTAAAATGGGAATTAGGGGCAAATGATTTATCTTTACAAACAGATACAACAACGGCATATACAAAGACAGTGCCAATAGGTGCTATTGGGTGTAAACTCAATAAACTTGGCTTTATGAGTTATAAGAGTAATAATATTTTACCAACTGATAAAATATCAAGTAATGTATCTTTTAGTAATGATATAATGTCAATTACTAATTCAACTAGTGGTATGAATATTTTAGATAGTATATCTTTGCCTGCAGGCACTTATGTATTTTCATTTATTTTAAAAACAAGTGGTTTAGAGCAAACGCATTCATTTACCGGTTATAAGAATACCACTGATACTCCATTTACTGTGTTTAGTAATTTAAATACTTACAATGTAGGAGAAGTACATACTGCAACTTTAGTATTAACTGAAACAACTAATGTGTTTATTAAACAATGGCAAACAGGTAGTGAAACCTATTCTTTCCAATTATGGATAAATAAAGACACTGCAAAAGATTACAATACTTATTTTACAGGTATTCGTGATAGTGTAATAACAAGCATAAAAAGTTATGATAGCAATAACAACTTAATAGACACCTACACAATACCAAGTGAAATACAAGCATTAAGTGGTTATGGTAGAGGTATTAATGAGAATTGCTATAATGTATTGAATTTGGAAACAAAAGAATTTACTGATAAGGATAATAGAATTACTTTTAATGGCACTGAAAATTGGCAAAGAAGTGATACAAACGACACAACTACAAAAGGTTATTATTTCTATATAGAAGTAAGCGATTGTGTGACAGTAAGTGGTGGTAGTGATGTCTCTGATATTACTGCAACAAATTTTAATGCAGGAAGCCCTAATTCTATTTATGGTGGTGCTCAAACAGGTGGACCTTATATCTCATATTGGACAGGTAGCAATCATAGAATATGTATATACGATAGAGATAATTTAGCATTTAAGACAGTTGCAGAATTTAAACAATGGTTAGCCGATAAATATACAAATGGAAATCCTATTGTTGTTAATTACAAACTAGCAACATACAATACAACAAATGTAAGCCAATATATAACTAATAATGTTATTGAAGTTGAAGCAGGGGGCTATTTAGTATTTGAAAATCAATACGGACAAGCAGTGCCTAGTGATATTACTTATTTAATAGAGGTGGCAAAATGATAGATGATAAAATGCAAACATTAATTGATATGGCTATTGCTTTTAATAAGCAAAATGAATTATACCCTCAATTAGTGGAATATTTAATTAGACAACGATATACTATTTCGCAAGAATTAGCAATTCATAGACAACGC